CTATAGTGGTGCAGGAAATTTTTCCGAATCTGTTAAAGAAGCTAAAAAAGAATTATTAACTAATCAAATTAAAAATTTACCAGCTAACACAGCAAATCTTGTTTTAGAAACTTATCAACTTTTATCCGCTCCTGGATTTACTGGTTATGCTATTAAAGGTCAGGGTGAGGTAAGAAAAGGTGAAGGTATAACTAGAGATGAAATGAAAGACTATCTTGCAAAAACAACAAGTGGTTTTGATGACGCACAATTAGAAAAACTTTTAGATAATGTTTTAATTAACTTTGATGAAGCGGAAGCAGGAGAAACAATTCAAAGTGGTCTTGGAGGAATTAACTTTATTGAAGGAACTGTAAAAGATGAAAGAGGTAGAAGAGTTTTTTATCCTCCAGGTGCTGTTGAAGGAAGAGATCCAACACTTTTACAAAACGCAGTAGACTATGGTTTAACAGGAATAGGCTTAGTTACCATGTTTGGTAATCCTAATTATATTTCTCGTTTAAATAATATTTTAAAAAGAGACGACATATCTAATATTAGTAAATTCATGAGAGCTACTCCAGCAGCGTTTGGTATACCTACAACACAAGAGCTACAAGGAATTTTAAGATTAGCGGGAACTGCAGCAAAAAAAGCATTAACCGCACCAGTTGTAATACCTGCTAAAGGGGCGGCTGGAATGACAAGATATGTAACAGCTACTGTAAAACCAGGAACGGAAAATGTTTTTGTCGTTGGAAATAAAACATTACCAGAGCTAGGATTAAAATTACCAGATGAAGAATTATTGAAAAGACAAGGCTATATGCAGATAATAGCAAATACAGGTAGAATGTTGAGTGAAATTCAAGATCAGAAAACAACAGCTCAGATGGTTGTTGATGAACAAAATTACAAAAAAGATGTAGAGCAAGAGAGACTAAATCCTCAATATACGGATCTTATTAATTTTAAAACAAAAGGAGCTCTTAGATCATTAATTGCTGAACCTGATTTAGTACTAGGAACAGAAGCCGATTTAATTGAATTGCAAGCCTTAGATGATAAATACGATTTTGAGAAAGTACCTGTTTGGTTAGATAGGTATGCAAAAGAACAAGCAAGACAATATATTAAACAAAATAACTTAAAAACAAATTCAATTGGTGATACACTCTTTTACGATATGATGAATGAAGATAATGATACAGGCGACCTAGATTTCTTAGAGCTCAATCTTAACGTGGGTGATAAAATACCTGAGAGCATGAGAAAAAATAAAATGGCCATGGGCGGCGATCCAGGACAATTTAGTGATCCACTACGGCTCGGGAACGACGAATCAGTTGATGTTCAAAGCATACAACAAGGCTCACCCTACTTAGGTGTAGATGAGTTAGATATGTTCTTTGAAGATGCAAATCTTAGACCTACCGATAGAAAAGAAGCTCTACCTCCAGAAGTACAAATGGCTAACGTTGTATTTGGTAAAGCACCAGGATGGGCGATTGCAGGAGTAAATAAAGTTGATGACTTACTACGTCCAGGCACTACAGGACAACGTATAGCACAAGCAGATGGTTTAGCAGATCAAGCAACCACCGTTGGAGAGAAAGCGAATCGTTTTTTCTCAGGCATCGAAGCACGGCTCATCGACCCTAACTCACCAAGCGTGTTTGCAGGGCCAGAAGACTTGTATAATTTTTTACAGTCAAAAGGGATTTCTAAGTTTGAGGTAGAAGATTATCAAATACCTCAGCTTATAGAGACTATGACAAAAACAGGACAACCTATTACAAAAGCTAACTTGTTAGAGAGAATTAAAAATGCACCTATTCGTAAATTAAAATCTACGGTTAGAGGTTTTAGATCAGAAACAGAAAATATAGATGGTGCTTTTGATAGAGCTAAGTACGGTGACTCGTATTACGAAAAAGGTTCTATACCTGAATCGTATAGAGAAAACATTTTGTATCTTGAAGCAGGAGATATTCCTGGTGACGTTGCTCTTTATAGACATAGCACGCACGGGTTCTTTCCTGATGACTCAACAAACTACGTGATCGGGTGGACGCGGGGCACGGACCGTTATGCGATAATACCTGGCACCAAAGGACAGGTCACGAACATCGGACCAAAGACAGATGAACTTAACAATAAAATAGAACGTCTAACAAAGATAGCAAACAGATCACCAGAGGATATTGTCAATCAATCAGGTGGCCGTGTATCATTAGAACAGGCAACAACAAATATAAACAAAGCAAAAAAACAATTAGCACAGGCACAAGAAGATTTAGCTAACGTTGGTAAAACAGATGATGCTATCGTTACAGGAGATCAGACAGTGCGTGTAACGTTTGCTGATGAGATACAATCTGACATCATGCAGACATACAGAAAACATTTAGAGAACGTCATGGCTGATTATAAAACGTTAGTTGATAAAGGTATTGATGTTAAAGATACAACAAAGATAAGACAACAAAGCTACTCGCTAGATTTAAAAACAGATCAGGACGTATTAGAATTTTACGCAAAACATAAAAGTTTATTTAGACCTGTGTTTAAAACAGAAGAAGACTTTGCTGCTTACATAGATGACATTAGAAAATCACAAGCAGTATTTAAAGACTTTGCAAAAATAAGACCAGGTAGTCTGTCTCCAGCAGCTCTAGCGGCAGCTAAACAGGCAGGTAAAGACAGAGATAAAGTACTAGCTATTTTTGAAGAAGCATTTACAAACCCTGAAACAATGAAAAAACTATTTCCTAATATACCATTTAAGGACAGAAAAGTGTGGGGTGATGCGTTAGTCAAGAATGATTTAGCAATGGCAGCAAAAAGAAAATTTGTTGATAAGGACGCAAACGCTTCTGATTGGTATGTTGTATCTCCAGCAGAACTAATAACAAATAGATATGGACAAGCAGGAACAACAGCAACACCATTTGCAGAGAGAACAAAAAACATGAAAGGTATTGGCCAGTATGAGTTTTATGGTGGTCCTAATGTTACAGATCCTAATGGAAAACACTATACAAGTATATTGGAACAATCACTGCGTAGAGCAGCGAAAGTAAACAATGCTGAGTTTAAGATTGTTAAGGTACAGGTAGGTGAAGCTAAATCTGTAAGTAGGTCTGTGCAAATAGTAAATGCACAAGGAGATATTGTAAAAGAATTTAAAATGGCAAAAAGTAGTAAAGCAGAGGACTTTGGTGATGTTATGAATAAAGCAGAGGATTACATCAACGAGTCTGGTGCACAAGGTTTAATGGCTAGACCAATAGAAATACCTTCGGGCTTTAAAACTATAGATGCTTATGCTATAAAGTTAACCCCTGAGATGGTATTACCAACAAAAACACATCTAGCATCTGGAGGATATGTACGATATGATCCTCTTGTATCAATAGATGAAATGATAGGAGCTGCATAATGGTTGTAGAAAGACCAGCAAATTACGACGAACCACAAACGGTAAATGATGAATTAATGATACCACGAGAGGTAGGACAAGAAATAATATTAGAACCAGGCACTGATCAACCTATTGATATAGAAATGACAGAAGATGGGGGTGCTATTGTTAATCCAGAACAAGCACAAATTGAAACTGGATTTGATGGTAATTTAGCAGAATTTATTGATGAGAATGATTTACAGGTTATATCAAGCGAGCTCAGACAATCTTATGAAGATGACAAGTCATCTAGATCACAATGGGAAGAGGCTTATACAAAGGGATTAGATTTACTTGGATTAAATTATACTGAAAGGTCTCAACCCTTTCAAGGAGCAAGTGGTGTAACACACCCATTATTAGCAGAATCAGTTACACAATTTCAAGCACAAGCATATAAAGAATTATTACCAGCAAGTGGTCCTATAAGAACTCAGATTATTGGATCAACTACAAAAGAAAAAGAAGATCAAGCACAACGTGTTAGTGATTTTATGAATTATCAAGTTATGCATGTTATGGAAGAATATGATCCTGAATTAGATCAAATGCTTTTTTATTTACCTTTATCAGGTTCTACT